AGAAAATTATTTTAAGAAAATATAGCTCATTTTGTGTCTAAATATTTGACATTAGTCCACCTGAATTAACATTGCATTTTGTCGCATGATTTCTTGGTCAGTAAGCATCGCTTTTTTCTTTTCTTCTTCCTCAGATACAGCTTGCACTACTTCTTCCTTGAGTTGATTCAAGAAAGGGTAGGCATCTTCATATTTAGGAAAATTCTTTGGATCATTAAAAGCATAGATAGCAAGCCTTTGTTGAGAATAATCAAACATCGCTTTCTCTTTTAGTTCGTTCTCATGCCTTTTTTTATTTGCTTCTACTTGGACCATGATTTCATCAAAAGTCATTGCCCAAAAATCAGTAGAAGAAATACCAGCTTCAACTGCCTGAGGGTATAAATCCTCAAGCATGTTAGATAAATTGTTATAAGTTTTTACAGAATGCTGTCTTCCTCTACTGGTTCGCTGTCCAGAGATACCCCATTTGTCGCCTCTTTCTCCGTTTTCTTGTTTCCGAAAAAACCTGATTCTTCAAGTAATTCATTGATTGCGGCAAATAAATCTAAAGTTGAATGTCCTTCGTCAACATAGCGCCCAAAAGCAGCAACAATATCACTTTCAGATACATTGCTTGTTTGATTAGCGCCTTGCAATACAATTAACAATTTATTTGTCGCCGGGATTTTCGCTTCTCCCTGACCTTTCAAGAACAAACCAACAATTGATTCATCCAAGCGTTTTTCAATTGAGAGAATTGAGTTTCCGTCTAAGCGCAGTTGCAGATTCAATCCACCAAATTCAAATTGTTTTGTGTTAGGCATTTTTACGATATTTCCTTTTGTCATTTTTGTTTCTCCGATTTCTATATTTATAAAAAATAAAAAGGCTAGCCACTCTG